ATGACAAGAAAAGAAATTCTCGCCGCTGCGGAGAAGTGCGTTTGCGGAGATCGGGAGCAGGATTATGGAATTCCAGAAAATAGCTTTCGTTTGATTGCGGAATTTTGGCACACCTATCTCAGTGCGAAGTGTGTTGCCGCTGGGGTCCATGTACAGTTAGAGCCGGAGGATGTGGCGGCCATGATGGCCTTGCTCAAGATTGCCCGGGTATCTGTAAACCCTGAGCACGTAGATAGCTGGATTGATGGGGCGGGGTATATGGCTTGCGGCGGGGAATTGGCGACGCTGGGGGAAAAAGATTGAGTATCACAAAAGGAATGTTTACCAGCACAACGGATCTCTGGGAAACACCGCAAGCATTTTTTGACCAACTCAATGCAGAGTTTTGTTTTTCCCTGGACGCATGCGCTCTGCCGTGGAATGCGAAGTGTGAAAGATATTACACCCCAGAGCAAGACGGATTGTCTCAGCCCTGGACCGGTGTTGTATGGTGCAATCCTCCCTATGGACGGAAGATCGGGAAATGGGTCGAAAAAGCGGTTGCCAGCGTTTCAGAAGGTGCCACGGTTGTGATGCTGCTGCCAGCAAGAACGGACACGCAGTGGTTTCACCGGTACATCTATCACCAGGCAGAGATCCGGTTTGTGCCTGGACGTCTAAAATTTGGCGGCGCCAAATGGAATGCACCGTTTCCGTGCATGGTTGTGATATTTAGGCCGGGGAGGGAAGAACAGAGATGACGCAGGAGGGGATGGAGTGAGCCTAAAAGATTTGATTGCTGATGTGAACGTCAACGAGATTTGCGAACACATCGAAACCGAAACATTGTCAGAATGGGTGAACGCATGGCAGGAAGCCGCCATCTCCGCCCTCCGCCCCATCAGCCGGGAGTGCGGGAACAAGGCTGCAAAGAAGATCGTGCAGGAGGTACTGAAAAATGATTAAAGCGGAAGAATTAGCTAAGAAGATGCGAAAACAGCGTTGCCACCACTGCAAGGACGGGAGAAGCTTTGATGGACAATTTATTTTTTGCGGGAATAAAGGCCTCTTTTCCCTACATTTTTGTCCGGGATGCGGAGCGCCGCTTACTGAAAACGGGGAAGAAATTTTGGTGGGGAGATTGAATGAGGCGCTGAAAGATGGCAAGGGCGATTGATGCCAATGAACTGATGGTTGAAATCCAGGTATGTAGCTGGGACAGCGAACAGGATAAGGAGCGGGCAGAGGATATTGTGTTGGGGATGCCCACCCTCACCTCGCCGAATGAGGCGCTGACGTGTGAGGGGTGCTATTGGAAAACACATGGCTCATTCGGGCAATGCTTTGACTGCGTCAGAGAAAAACAGGACAATTACCGCCGCCCGCCGGAGGGGGAAGTCGATGGAGAATGAAAAGTTATTTCTCGCTTTGAGAGCAGGAGCCAGAGCGATAGTCAACAACAAGCGACTGCATGGGGCGCTTTATTGCTGGGATATTTGGGGCGAAAATGGAGGGCCCAAAGAAATATCTTATCTGGAGGCTGCTACACTTCTGGCAGAAACCGCAGATAAGATGGAAGAACGCCCGCCGGAGGGGGAGGAGGACACCTGATGGACTACGAAAAGCTGATTGAGTGGCTTAAAAAACCGTGCTGGGGAGAATCTGCGCACTTGGTGGACAAAGAGAGGATGGAAGCCGCCACCGCCCTCTCAACTCTCCAATCCGAAAATAAGAAGCTGCGGGCCGAGATGTCTCAAGCTCGTGAATCTTTAGATTTTGCTCGTACAAAAGACGCTGAAATTTTACGGCTTGGAATGGAGTTGGGTCATCTAAAGAAGCATATGGAAAGATTAACTCATAGGCTTGGCAATGGAGAAATTACATGCAATATGGCAAGAGATGATTGCAGGAAGATGGGCGGAGATTGTCAGATAGATAGTAAAATCCTTGACCGCCTTGCTGCTTATGAGGAAACGGGCCTGGAGCCGGAGGAGATTGATCGTATACTTGATGCTTATGGGCGCGGGATGACTCTACGGACAGAGACCGCTCAGAGATTGGAAATCGTAAAGGACATCAAAACTACCCGTCTCCGCGAGCTTGCCCAGGCGGACAAAGAGGGGCGGTGCGTGGTGATGCCGTGCCAACCTGGGGATAAAGTTTCATACAAGAGTAGCACAGGGTTTTGGTGCAATGCGGTTATTAAGGATTACACGCCTGAAAATATATTTATCACGGCGGAGACTGAAATACCGAATGCAGAGCCATTAAGTCATACATTCTCGATTTTGGAAATTGAGGCCGCACTACGGAGGGAAAAGGAATGAAGGAGTACATTGAGAGGGCACAGCTCTTAAAAAATCTTGGGTATGATGAAACAAGACGAGCTGATGTCCTTCCTGGGTCAACGTTTGATATTGTTCTGAAAGAGCCCGCCGCCGACGTTGCGGAGGTGAGGCACGGGAGATGGATTAAGCATAAATATTTTGACGAGTGTAGTAAGTGTTATACAATGGTTATTCTTCGTTATAATTATTGTCCAAACTGCGGCGCTCGTATGGGTAAGGAGAACGAGCAATGAAAATACATATCCCAGCTTTTGAGGCGATGGCCAAAGGCAATGAGTATATGAACCACGGACCACTTGATATTGACCTGGGGGCTGATGTGGTGGAGGTGGTACGCTGTAAAGATTGCCAATATTACCAGGACGCAAAAATTAACAAGAAGGGGTTTCTGATTTGCCCAGCGTCCGGAATGGAAATTAGCGAAACGGATTATTGTTCTTATGGCACTCGCATGAGCCAGGAGAATAAACATAAGGTCAGATGTACAAAATGTAGAAAAATAAAAGAAATGGTATGTACAGTGGACGGGAAACCGTGGTGTGAAGATTGTTTGGATAGGGCAATGGGATGGCCGTTACACTTGACGAAATCATCGGAGGCGCAGAATGAGAGAAATCCTTTTCAAAGCCAAACGGATAAGCGATGGTAAATGGATTGAGGGTAGCCTGATTGTTTACTCCGATCAAACAACAGGAATTGTTTATGATATAGGCGACATTGAGGGGATGAGAAAAGAAGTTGTCCGCCCTGAAACTGTCTGCCAGTACACTGGCTTGACAGACAGGAACGGGAAAAAGATTTTTGAGGGGGATATCATCCATTGGACGAACTGGAACGGCGAACAAAAAGAAGCCTCTGTATGCTATGATCAAGAATGGAATAGATTTTGTGTTTGGTTGAATGGCGCTGAAAGCATGGGCGTAAATATACATCTGTCAACGAGCGGAATTGAGGTCATCGGCTCCATCCACGACGGGGAGGGTGATTATGTTCAGCGAGGATAATAAGCACTGCCGGGAATGTTTCTGTGTAACATGTTTATATTTTCGTACAGATGAATGCCTGGACGGAGAAGATATGTGTGATAAGTGTGACAACCAGTCCCATACAGAAAACTGCCCATGGTTTGATGACAGCGAGAGTATGCAGAATGATAAAGGAGATAAATGACAATCTTAGCGATTGACCCAGGGGACAAGCAGAGCGCCTATTGCTTCATAGACAGCGAAGATTTACGTCCGCTGCGGTTTGGCAAAGAACAAAATGCCGTGGTCCTTTTGATTCTCCAGTTGGAGAAGTATGATCTTGTGGTGATTGAGCGTTTGGCAAGCTATGGCATGCCGGTTGGACGCAATGTTTTTGAAACCTGCGAATGGGTCGGGAGATTCACGCAAGCAGCACAGAAGCCAGTGGACTACATATACCGCCAGGATGAAAAACTCCATCTCTGCCATGACAGCAGGGCCAAGGATGCCAATATCCGCCGCGCACTGATTGACCGATTTGCAACCCATGATCTGAAAAACGGGAAGGGGACCAAAAAGAACCCAGATTGGTTCTATGGATTCTCTGCCGATGTATGGGCGGCGTATGCAGTTGGAATTACGTACATAGAAACAAAACTGAAATTGTAAACAAAGTGTTAAGATCGTCAAACAAATTGACCAAAATGGAGGGCTGCGATATAATTTAAGCAGGAAATGGTTTTATACATATACGCGAGAAAGAGAATTTATTTTCTTTCTCGCTATGTATAAAACAGAAGATTTTCTTCCTCCTTCGCCCGGCGCCGAGGCGGTCTCAATATCGGGCGTACCTCCTTTTTCTTTGGGAGCGCGATCCTTGTTCTCGCCTCCCTATCACCCGGCCAGAGCAGATTTTGGTGCAACTCCAAAACGGGTGACCATTCCCAGCTGGGGAAATTTGATGGAAGGAGATTGTGCTTCTATCGAATCGGCAAATTGCTTTGCGGCCGCAAAGTGAACCGAAGCACGTACCATTCGCCATTTCACTGAAACCTGCGGTTGGAGACGCAGACAATCTAAGTGAAGGTGCGTGCGGAAGTACAAACAGGCCTGCGGAAAGCCTGACAAAACCCGCAACATACCCCGCAAGGGGTATCTGGTCCGCTATCTCAAATGGTCAGAGCGCCCGGCTCATAACCGGGGACATCCTGGTTCGACTCCAGGGCGGACCACCAAAAATAGATTTTTATTGATGAGGTTAGTTATGGCTGCACGGTTGACAGATAAGCAGAAAAAGAAAATAGTGGCTGATTATCTGGAACTTGGCAGCTACAACGCAGTTGCCAAAAGAAATCATGTGTGTGGGGAAACTGCTCGGCGTGTCGTGGAGGCATCTGAAGATTTCGCAGAGAAACTTAGACAAAAAAAGGAAGAAAATACAGCCGATATCCTGGCCTACATGGAAAGTCGCAGGCAAGCAGTATGCGATATTATTGAGGTAGGACTTTCCGTTCTTCCAGAGAAGATTCAGAATGCACGCAGCGCCGCAGAGGTCACAACGGCACTTGGGACACTGATTGATAAATTCACAGCCTTTGGCGGTGGTCCTGGGAATGATGCCAAGGAAGATGGTTTGAGCCAGAGTTTGAGAGAAATGGCAGAAGGGTTGGAGAGCGATGATTAGTCCACAACAAAAGAAAATCCTTGCATTCCCATACTCCAAGTATGATGCCATTATCTGTGACGGTGCAGTCCGATCAGGCAAAACCTCTATCATGATGTGGGCGTTTGTTCGCTGGGCCATGGAAAACTTCTCTGGTCAGCGGTTTGGTATTTGTGGGAAAACCGTTGATTCATGCTCAAAGAATATTATTGTCCCTTTCACAGCTATGACGCTGGCAAAAGAAAAGTATACCATGCGTTGGCGCCGATCAGAGAAGATCCTTGAGGTGCGCCGGGGAACTACGACAAATTGGTTTGAGGTGTTTGGCGGCAAGGATGAAAGCAGCGCAGCACTGATCCAAGGGCGAACGCTGGCAGGTGTTCTATTGGATGAGGTTGCGCTTATGCCCCGTTCCTTCGTGGAACAGGCCCTGGCGCGTTGTTCTGTAGATGGAAACAAGAAATGGTTCTCCTGCAACCCAGAAAGTCCGCAGCATTGGTTTTATTTGGAATGGATTAAGAAGCATGATAAAAGAAATGCACTGTATCTTCACTTTACCATGCGAGATAACCCAGGGCTGACGGAGAAGGTCATTGAGCAGTATGAATCCATGTTTTCCGGCGTGTTTTATGATCGGTTCATTAGAGGGTTGTGGATTCCGGCGGAGGGGCTGGTATATCCGCATTTTGGAGAGCATTGTGTGGTGGATGAAGAGCCTGCATCAGGTCGATATTATATTTCCGTAGATTATGGCACGCTGAATCCTTTCTCCGCTGGGCTGTGGTGCGTGACAAAACAAGGGGCGGTTCGGATCAAAGAATACTATCACAGTGGACGAAGAACCAACATACAAAAAACAGACGAAGAGTATTATCAGGCATTACGAGATTTAGCGAAGGGATATAATGTGGATTACGTTATAGTTGATCCTTCTGCCGCCTCATTCATTACGACAATTTTTCGCCACGGAGAATTCCAAGTGGTAAAAGCAAATAACGATGTTATGGATGGAATTAGAAGAACATCGGTTTATTTGAAAGATGGTCGTCTCAAAATACATCGTAGTTGCAAAGATGCTATCCGAGAGTTTAGATTATATCGTTGGGATGAAGATTCTACGGTAGACAAAGTAATTAAAGAAGATGATCATGCAATGGATGACATAAGGTACTTTTGTAATACGATTATGGTCCGGCATTTTCCGGTTATGAGGTGAAAGAATGACCATTGCAGACAAGTTAAAAGAATTAGGTTTCACAACGATCAATGAGAGTTTTTATTCCAAAGTTCAAGAATGGAAAAGCTGGCACGAAGGAGATGTGAAAGGGTTCCATCGCTATAAAATACGTAACGGGAGCGGTATCGTCCGGTGCAAGAGATATTCCCTCAATATGGGGAAGAAGGTATCAGAAGATTGGGCAAACTTGCTCATGAATGAGCGGGTGGAAATTACGCTGGAGGGATCTAAGGAACAGGCGTTTATTGATCGAGTTTTTGAAGAGAACAACTTTAGGGTAAAATCCAATGAAATGCAGGAATTCGCTTTTGCTCTTGGAACGGTAGCGTTTATTCCACGTGTTGTTGGCATGAAGGCAACGGAAAAAGGTCCTATTCCAGGAAGTGCATCTGGGATAATCATTGATTATGTGACCGTAGAACATATTTGGCCGCTGTCTTGGCAAAACGGGGTTATCATAGAATGCGCGTTTGATAGTATTGTCACGGTTGATGGGGAAGATTACTGTTACCTGCAAATTCATCATAAAGCCAATGGATTTTATGACATAGAAAATCGGATTTATCTATATAGGAATGGAAATGTAGATAAAGAAGTATCCCTGTCTTCTGTCTCTGGTTTCGAGACGGTCCCGCCTGTTGTACACACCGGCTCTGAAAAACGACAATTTGTTATTGATCGACCCAACATCGCAAATAATTTAGACTATTCTATTCCGCTTGGTATTCCGGTGTATGCGAACGCTATTGATAATTTAAAGGGTGTAGACGTTGCATTTGACAGTTACGTAAATGAGTTCATCCTTGGCAAAAAGAGAATCATGGTGAAACCGGCAGCGACAAAATATATAGATGGGGAACCGGTTTTTGACCCTGATGATTTGTCTTTTTATGTACTTCCCGAAGACATTTCAGACGACGGTGCAGTGATTACCCAAATTGATATGACTTTGCGGACCAATGAACACACGACAGGCATCCAAACTCAACTAAATCTTTTGTCAAGCAAGTGCGGATTCGGAGAAACTTATTACCGTTTTGACGGAGGGAATCTTACAACGGCAACTCAAGTTATTAGTGAAAATAGCACTATGTTTCGAACGATAAAAAAGCATGAAATTATTTTAGAGCAGGCTATCAAGGAATTGTGTCGGATCATTTTGCAATTGGGCAACATAGCTATGGACGCAAGGTTGAACGAGGACGCAAAAGTTACTATTGATTTTGATGATTCCATCATTGAGGACAAGACAACTGAGCGTAACAATGATCGGCAAGACTTAGCTTCCGGAATTATGAATGACTGGGAATATCGTATGAAGTGGTATAATGAAGATGAAATGACCGCTAAAAAGATGCTGCCACGTATGGAAGATATGACTGACGAGGAACAGGATGAGGTGGAGTAATGCCGAGATATCCTTTCACTCCAGAAGTCTTAGATTCGATGCCAGAACCGCTCGCAGAGCTGTTTAGAGGGCTCGAAGATACACTCCTTATTGAAATATGCAAGAGGCTAAAAAAAGCAGGAGAACTTAATGAGGTAACAGTTGAGGCAATCAGGGCATTAAGGAGCCATGGCATTGATCTCAAAAAAATTGAAGAAGCAATATCTTCTGTAACTGAGATTGGAGAGAAAGAGTTAAATAAACTACTGGATGATGTAGTTTCAAGATATCAAAATTATACGAAGGAAATGCTGACAATCTCAGCGATTACAACGCCAAAGTTAATGATTAACGACGTAGACGTTGAGGCGATTAGAAAGCAAGCTCTTTCAGAATACAGGAATATTACTCGGTCGATGGGCTTCGTTGGGATGGGAAATTCTCAAAAAGTCATGTCTGCGTTGGAGGCATATCAATGGGCGTTAGACAAGGCGGAACTTGAGATTATGTCCGGTGCGATTGATTATAACTCGGCGATCAGAAAAGCCGTGAAAGGTCTGGCGGACAGCGGCCTAAAAATTGTTAGTTGGGAAAGTGGACATAGAGATCAAGTAGATGTATCTGTCCGGCGGGCGGTAATGTCCAGCATAAACAGAATGAATACAGTTTATATGGAAACATTGCAAGATGACTTGGAGACCGATCTGGTAGAAGTAACTGCCCATGCAGGCGCAAGAAATACCGGGTATGGAATTGAAAATCATGCGTCATGGCAAGGAAAAGTATACCGTTGGTCAAAGAAGCCGAAAACCTCAAAAGGAAAGTATAAAGACTTTGAGGCGACAACAGGCTTTGGACAGGGCGCAGGTCTCGGAGGGTGGAACTGCCGCCACAGATATTATCCGTATATAGAAGGAGTATCTTATCGAACCTATACAGACGAGGACTTAGAGAAGATAGATAAACCGCCTTTTGTTTATCAAGGGAAAGAATATAATCAATATGAAGCAAGTCAGGAGCAGCGGAGAGTGGAAAGAACGCTCAGGAAACTACGAAGAGAGGCCAAGGCGTATGAAGCTGCGGCGCTGTCAGAGGATGCGCAAGCTGTAAATATTCGAATTAAAAGGCTTCGGAAATATTATGATGCGTTCAGCAAGAAAGCTGGACTTCCAACACAATACGAAAGGGCGGCGGTTACATATTGATTAAAGAAATAAATGGGGAAACATGGTTTTGTTGCCCAAATTGCGGGAAGAAAATTCATCCAGTAAAGCATGGGGCACGCGGCGTATATGTTGTGTGCAAACAAAAAAGACAAGATGGGACCAGATGTAATTGGTCTGGAGAAATTAAATATAACTGATCGAGAGCCATTGAGCCATTGACTATCACAACCGGTAGTTAATGGCTCGTTTTTTTGCCGACGGGCGTTAAACGGTGGCCGACGGGCCAAAAACAAAAAACGGAGGTTTATAAAATGGCTGAACCTATTAGCAATCCTGTTGTACAGGACCCGACACCGGGGACAGGTGGCGAGGTGACCTTTACTCAGGCCGAAGTTGACGCTCTTATCAGTAAGGAAAAAGCAAGAGCGGTAGCAAAGGCAACAAAGGGTATCCCGGATGAAGCTGAGTTAAATGCGTTCCGTACATGGAAAGAAAATCAGCAGTCTGAAAAGGATAAGTGGGAACGGTTGACCGGGGAGAGAGAGGCTCTTTCCGGGAAACTGACCGCAGCAGAAAACGAAAGAGACCAACTCAAAAGAGATTTGTATGTACTTAAAAAGGGTTTGAGTGGGGAAGAGGCCGAATTTATTGCCTTTAAGGCCCTAAAAATGGTAGATGACAAAACGACGTTTGAGCAAGCAGTAGATTCGTTGACTGCTGACAGGAAAAAAACAACATTTGATTGGACTGCTCCGGTTGGAGATGGGTCTAAAAAAACGAGTGAAAATGACGTGATGAATGCATTGCTGCGCGGTGCATTAAAATGAGAGGAGATTGTAAATGCCAGTTAATATCATTGACAGAAGCAAATTATCCGGACTTATCCCGGAACCTGTAACCCGCGAGATCATTCAAGGGGCTGTAGCTGAATCGGCTGTGCTGCGGATGGCTCGTCGGCTTCCTAACATGTCCAGCAAGACACAGGTTTTGAATGTGCTTGACGCACTGCCTACGGCTTACTTCGTAAATGGCGAGGCAACTTCCGGAACGGCTGATTCCAAAGCTTCCCTTAAGAATGTGACTAACATGGCGTGGGACCAGAAGAAGATTCATGCTGAGGAGATTGCGGTTATTGTTCCCATTCCGGAAGCAGTTCTTGATGATAGCACCTATGACATTTGGGGTGAAGTTCGTCCCAGACTGTCAGAGGCATTTGGCAAAGTTATTGATAAGGCTATTCTGTATGGGACCAACAAGCCTACTTCGTGGAGAGATGGCCTTGTCCCCTCTGCAACTACTGCAAATGCTGTTGTAACGGCTACCAGCGATATTTTCAAAGATATCATGGGCGAGGGTGGCGTGATCGCGAAAGTGGAGGAAAGCGGTTATATCCCCAACGGCGTAATGGCTGCTATCCAGATGCGTGCCAAACTGCGCGGCCTGGTGGACAAGAACGGTCAGCCTATCTTTAAGACTGATATGCAGGGCGATACCCGCTACGCGCTGGATGGCATGAGCATGTACTTCCCCGTAAACGGCGCTTATGACCCGGAGGAATCCCTTGCTATCGTGGGTGACTGGAGCCAGCTGGTCTATTCGATTCGCCAGGACATTACGTTTAAGGTGTTTGACAGCGGCATTGTTCAGGACCCCACCACTGGTAATATTCTGTACAACCTGATGCAGAACGACATGGTTGCACTCCGGGCCGTTATGCGGCTTGGGTGGGAGATTCCGAACCCTATTAACGCATATAACGTTGGAAATGAGAATGCATTCCCTTTTGCTATTTACGAACCGGCGGGGGGTTAATGGGGTCTGACATCTTAACGCTTTTCCCCAGCAGTCAGACCCTATTGGGGAAACAAGTCTCGGAGCTTGTAGGCGATGATTTGAAAGTCAAGGAAGATGGTTCCGTGGTTGGTACATTTCACTATGTGACCGGCTATACGGAATTTAGTGATGTTCCTGGAGAGGACAGCGGATATTACTTCCCATTCCACTTAACTAAAACCGGAACTAATATGACATTCAAAAAGAACGGGTCTCCGACCAAACAAGACATTCCTTTTGATGCCGATATTATTTTCCGCGTTACGAAAGATGACACTTTTGAGGTTTTAGTGGATGAGAACAGCGTTGTGACATTCAATTTCAAGGATGCTACGTTTGATTCCCAACCTAAAGCAACTTATAAGAAAGGAAAATAAAGGAGGTTTCCTATGGTATATGCGGATTATACATACTATAAAGAAACCTACCTTGGAAAGTTGATTCCAGAAACTGAATTTTCAATGCTTGCAAAGCGGGCAAGTGAATATCTGGACTATATCACAGTCGGAAGAGCGGCAGAAAATGCCTCTCTTCCGGCCCTCCAAGATGCTTGCTGTGCCCTTGCTGAACAGTACAAGGTTATTGAGAAAGCGCAAGAATCAGCTTTGAGCGAAACGGGAGAGAAGTCCAGTGAGACGGTTGGCAGTTACTCTGTGAGTTACCGAAGTTCGGCAGAATTAGCGAAGAACTCCACAGAGGAGATGTCTTTCATCGTATCCAGATATCTTGGAAGAACTGGATTGCTTTATCGCGGCGGGAGGTGCTTTCCGTGTACGCCCCACATTCTATAACTGTTTACACAATAACAGAAGATGAAGTCACTTTCGAATCTGTTTATAACATTACCATTTTGCGGGGGGTGTTCTTTGATGCTGCTCATGCCGCCAATGTGAGAGAAAGTGGGCTGGAAGGTGCAGACGTCGTCAACCTATTTATTCCATTCAATGTAAACGCTATTGATGGGATTACAGGTTTTCCTAAAAGATTTGCAACCCCAAAGCAATATGAAGCTGCCGAAGATAAAAGCAATTTGTGGACCCTTGACACGGATTCTATGCAAAGCTCAACTACTTTCTTTGTTAAGGGAGAAATCGTTGAGCAAGGGAAGGACTTTCAGTGGATGAATCGGATTTACGATAATGTTCACAGGATCACCAAAGTGGATGCAAAAGATTTTGGTTCCCCTTCGATGCAGCATTGGGAAGTTGGTGGCGCTTAATGGCAAGTGTCGTTATCCATGTTGATATTGATATCGACAAGATCAAAGCGAAACTTGATAGAGCAAACAAAGAACTTACAAAAAATGTAGCGAAAGATACAGAGAGCAAATTCCTACCTTGGTTGAATGGCACTTTAGCTGCCCGCACAAGGATTTTAGATGATGAAATTATCTATCCTGGTCCTTATGCCCATTATCTCTGGGAAGGAATTGTTTACGTAGACCCTCAAACAGGAGCTGCGGGATTCCGCCTTCCCGATGGGACGTGGAGATCCCGCACCGGAGTTCGGAAGGTTCCATCAGGAAAATCTTTGGTATTTACAAGGTCCTCTGCTCGACCACATTGGATTGAACCGGCAAAGGCAGAGTTCATGTCCAGGTGGGAAGAGGCCTATAAAAAGTCCTTTAAGTGAGGTATCTATGGCACAAAAAATATCGAATAAAGAGCAAGAATCTATTTCAAGATCATTGCTTTCTTGGCTCAATAATTGGCCAGATAAGCCCGTTGGGGTGATCAACTTCACTTATGTTCCTGATGATGCCGAAGGGATGTCATTGTCTACGCCCCAGGGCACATTTATGGTTAGGAAATATGTTCGTGGTGCATATCAAGCAAGATATACATTCAAGATCATTTACCGTGTTATCCCTGGGAACAGCAATAACAAGCGTCTTACTGCTGATGAAACCTTAGAAAGTTTTGCAGACTGGATTATCAACAATGGAACAATTCCTCAATTAGAGGACGGAAAAAAGGTTGTCAAATTTTCTCGAAGCGAAAGTGATCCTGATTCCGTTTTATTTAACCGATATGAGGATGGAACAGAAGATCACCAAATTATTATGACGATGGATTACACATCTGAATGATTTTTTTCGTGAGCCGACGAGCCGAAATTTATTTATTAGGAGGAAATATTATGAAACTTTCCGCTCTGATGGCTGATTACACCCCTTCCGCTGAGTTTGCGGGGGTTGCAACAAATGACGATTTTGTTCTTGCCGTAGATATCGCGGAAGAATCAGCCGGAAAAGTAGCTAATTATATCGTAGTTCAGTCCGGTATTGCATCGGTGGATAGTCAGTTGAATCCCGAAACAGATGAAAAAGCGTATATCCGACAGGGTGCGGTATCTACCAAAACATCTACTCAGCGTACATTCAATGTTACTGGTGACCGTATCTTTGGAGATGAATTCCAGGATTTTGTGTTGTCTCATGCAATTAAGTTCGGTACCGGCCAGAAAGTAGTTAAACCTTATGTGTATTTCTCTCTATTGACAGGAGAAGGAGAAAAGGGGACAGCATCTATCATTGTGAACTCTGATGGGTCCGGGGATGCCGGTGCATCTTCGGAAATTGACATTGATATTATGGCGACCTCTGCTCCCGCTGCCTACACATATTCTGACGATTCCGGTGTTTAACTGACAGGAGGATAAATTATGGAGACCTACAATATTAACGGCGTTGAGATTCAGTATGATACTTTCGATCTCGTCAACTTGGAATTATATACCAATGGTGTGACAGAGATCGCTGAAGTTGGAAAACGTGTGAAAGAAATGATTCAAGAAGATCCCGCCAAAAATGGCATTAAGGCAATCAGAATGATGTGCAATGCATTTATGGATTTCTTTGATGTGCTTTGTGGCGAAGGGACGAGCAAGAAGTGTTTCGGCGACAATGTAAACGCGAGAGACATTATCAATGCTTATGCCAAGTTTTGCGAAGAAGTATCCGCAACTGTAAGCTCTATGAAAGTAGATTTCAATCCGCCTTCTTCTCCCTCTATCATGGATGATTCCCAGTTGAGAGCGGAAAAACGGGCAAAGCTGCGTGCCGAAGCTGAACAGAGAGTAAAAGATCGTGAGAGAGAATCCATTTAACGGATTCCCCACCAGCGTAGATGTAGATGGGCAATTCTTCCCGATTAATCCAAGTTTTCGCGTTGGGATTTCTATCGAACTTGAGATTCTGAAAGAAGAAAATCCAGATGTTGTAGGTCTTTTGAATTTGTTTTACCCGAGCGGGATTCCTTCCAATATATCCGCAGCGTTCGACGCAATGTTGTGGTTCTTTCGGGGGGAAGAAAGCAAAGAGGCAACACAAGAACAAGCAAAAAAGAAAGGAGGCAGGGTATATGACTTTGAAATTGATTCAGAAGCTATCCTTGCCTCCTTTCTGTCAGCGTATGGGATAGACCTATCTAAGGATGATTTGCACTGGTGGGCTTTTCGTCGTCTCTTATTTAATCTTCCCTCCGAAACGCTTTTCATGCAGCGCATACGATACCGCACAGCCGACATTTCCAAAATGAGTAAAGAGGAAAAGAAACACTATAAAAAAATGAGGGCTCTCTATGCGATTAAGGATGATCGAAGGAGAGAAGTGCAGACCGTCGAAGAGAGAGACGCGGCATTGATCGAAAAGGTGCGAAAGCGATTTGAGGAAGCAAAAAGGAGCACAGAAAAAACTGGAGGCGGGGGGTGAAGTGAATGGCGGCAGATGGTTCTGTAATCATTGAAATTAAGGGCGATTATGACGAATTTCTTGCAGACTTAGAAAAGGCACTCAAAAAATCGAGAGAAAAGTCCAAGAAGTCTAATGACCCGCTTGAGAAGCAGAGGAAGAGCACACAACTCACGGTCAAAGAACTGCAAAACCTTGATTCTGTGGCGTCGAAGGCACTAAATGGAATTATAAAAGGTTTTGCCGCTGTCGCAACTGCGTCCGCTGGAGCACTTGTCGCGGTAAGTAAAATCGGGACAGAATTTGAATCTTCTTTTGCCCAGGTTGAAACCATCATGGACACTTCACAGATGTCCGTCGAAGACATGCGAAGTTCTATCCAAAACTTGTCTTCGGAGATGGGGGTATCCGCAAGTGAATTGTCTGGGGCGGTCTACAACGCCATTTCCGCAACTGGCGATACTGCGAATGCAGTTTCACTTGTTGGGGATGCAACCCGACTTGCCACAGCAGGATTCACAGATGCAGAATCTGCGCTTTCTGTTCTCACAACCACTATCAATGCGTATGGGATGAGTGCTGCCGATGCTGAATCAATCTCGGACAGCCTGATTCAGACGCAAAACCTTGGTGTTACTACGATTGACCAGCTTGCCAGCGCAATGGGCAAGGCGATTAGTACAGCTTCCGCCTACAATGTCAATCTGGGAAACCTTGAATCTGCTTATGTCAGCCTAACGAAGGCGGGTATCAGCACGGAAGAATCTACAACCTATATTTCCTCCATGCTGAATGAGCTGGGAGATACTGGCAGCGAAGTCGGGAAAATCCTTAAGAAAGAAACCGGCAAGAGCTTTGGCACCTTAATGAAGGAAGGAAAGAGCCTTGGTGATGTGATTGAGGTTCTTTCTGATCATGTTGATGGCAGCGCCGAATCCCTTATGAATCTTTGGGGAAGTGCCGAAGCTGGCAAAGCTGCAAACGCTATTGTGTCCCAGGGACTTGACACCTTCAACGACAACCTGGAGAAGTTACAGAACAGCGCGGGGACCACAGAGAAAGCGTATAGCACAATGGCTGATACGCTGGAGCACAAAACGCAGATGGTCAAGACTGAGGCCCAAAATCTTGCCATCTCGATCTATGAGCAAATCAAACCGGCGTTGTCTGATATCGCGGATGCGGCATTGGAGTTCATCCAAAACTTTGATTTTACCCAGGCTGTTAATGCGGTGAAAACTTTTGTTGCGATTCTTGCCTCTGCCGGAGCTGCAATTGGAGTATTTAAGGCCGCGCTACTTATCAGCGATATTTCCAAATTTGTTACAGGGGTTAAAGCAGGCGCCGAAGCAGTAAAGGCACTTAGTATGGTCACCAAGGCGGGAACGGCCATTCAAACGGCCTACAATGCGGTAATGGCATTAACTCCCTGGGGGGCTGCTCTCGCTGCGGTCACGGCTATTGCCGGCGCATTCGTTATTTACAACGCAGTAACTGATGACGCATCGGATAGCCAAGCGCAACTGTCTGACAGCATCAAAGAGTTAAATGATGATCTGGAAGCACAGAAGCAACAGCAGGAAGAGCTTGCCCAAACAAGAGAATCTAACCTTTCCAGTGTAAATGCAGAAATTGGAGCAACTGAAGATTATATTTCTGAGCTCCAAGGTTTGATTGATGCCAATGGGAAAGTAAAAGATGGGTATGAACAGAGAGCCCAATTCCTTGCGGAACAAATTAACAGCGTCATTCCCAACGCAATTTCTTTAGCAAAAGATGAGGCTGGCGTCTACATAGAAGTAGCGGATTCCATTGACCAACTGATTTTTGCCAAGAAAAAAGAAATGGCCTTGGATGCTATGCAGGAGGAGTATAGCAATGCTCTAACCGGGCAAATTGAGGCCAATAAAAACTTGACCCAAGCTGTGGACAATCTTGCAGAGGCCAGGCGGAATCTTGCTGAGGTACAAGCAAACAGCCGGGGAGATGATCGGTCTCTGGCGGGCATATCGGCAGCGGAGGATAAAGTCAGACAGGCCGAAAGGGCTTATGAGGACGCAAAAAACTCTGCCCTGGATTATCAACAAACAATAAATAATTTTGAGACCGTTGGTGCCGCGCAGAGTATGGATGAGCTAAATTCAGCTATCCAGCGTCTTTCCAATGGATTCGTAGAGTTCAACGGAAGCAATATTGCAGAAGTTGAAACGGCTGTTGGGAATGCAGTTGCACTATATCAACAGTTAATTGCGGAAGCTGCCGCTTCTTGGAACGAAATGTCCCCATCTATGCAGGCTAACATGGTTGGTCTAATTCAGCAAGCTCAAGCCGCCATGCAAGAACAAGTTGGTGTTTTTCGTGAGGCTGGCGGATACATACCGACAGAAATCGCCAACGGTGCGAATGAATATGCTTATGTCCTGCCCGAGAGCATTCAAAAAATAGTAGATCAAGCGGCGCAATATGCAGCGGCAAATGGAACACCGTTCCTAAATTCTGGACAAATATACGATTTTTTAATGGCGTCTGGGATTATATCAAATGGACAAGCAGTTTCAGATGCAACTAAGCAAGTTGCAGATCAAGCAGGCGAAGCAGGGAAACAGACATCAAATCAAAAAGGAAACGAAGCGGGACAGGGATTTGGTAGCGGTTACGAAGGTGGAGTGGCATCATCTGGGCCAGGGATGACACAATCAACCACAACCGCAGTCAACAATGCTTCGTCTGGGGCTCAAGGTGCGGCAGCATCTGGTGGGCAACAGATAGGGTATACTCTCGGAACAAATGCAGACGGATCTCTTAAAGTCTCTATGTCCTCCATGCCATCCACTGCGTCGGGAGTTGTATCGGATACTATTTCCGCTGGAGATTCTACGGCAACTGGCGCAGGAGTCATTGGCGACACGATCACGCAATCCGCGTCAAATAGCCTCACTGCATCTGGCAGTATGCTCACCACAGCATTCTCTGGGCTAATTGACACTGGCGTTCAATCAGCGTTAGGTGCAACAGCGTCTGCTACTCTGATTAGTACCGGGATCGTTGATAAAATAACTTCCGGGATATCCTCTGGGACGCCTGATGTTGTTTCTGCGCTGAATAATCTTGTGACTACTTCGGTGCTTTCTTCCGCAACTGGTGCCTCTGGGGCTGCGAAAAGTGTTGGACTGGCCATTGCTTCCGGTGTTGCTGCGGGAATCAATGCAGGGGCAAGCCAAGCAATCAGTGCCGCAGTCAACATGGCAGCGAGATCACTTTCAGCTGCTGAAAGCGAGTTGGGCATCCACTCTCCCTCCAGGGCGTTTCGTTGGATTGGTGAGCAATCTGTTGCCGGTTTGGTACTTGGATTAAATGACAAGGCAAAAAACGCACAAGCAGCGGCTGGAAAACTTGCTGATGTTGTCTTAAAAGAAACTTCTAAACTTTATGACAAGATTGCGGAGATTGAGGCCGCAGCACAGAAACGGGCAGATGAAAAGGAGCTCGCGGACTATGAAAAAAGTCTGGCAGAAAAGTATGAACGGCTGGAAGAGGCAGAAGTTGATGAACGACAGGATATCTTGGACGAGATAGCCGAGCTCAAAGAAGATTGGAATGAGAAGCAGCTAAAAAAGCAGGAAGAGGCACAGAAGGAAGAGTTGCAGAGTGCCATTGATGCTCTTGAGGAGATGGAAGATGAGTATCAAAGTGCTTTGGATGACCTGAAAAGTGATCGTGATTCCCTGGCTTCTAAATTGTCTGGAGATAATCTTTTCGAAACAGATTATAAGGGAGAAACCCGTCTTCTGAACCTGGATAAGGATATTCAAGAGATTGAACGATACGGAAATGCAATGCTTGCCCTTCAGGAAAAAGGGGTTGATGCTGGCCTCTATTCCGAAATTCTTCAAATGGAGATGGACGAGGCGACGGCTTTCGCGGAGAAACTGTTAAGCCTGAATGACGATCAATATACTGCCTATATGGAGGCATACCAGAAACGGGCGGAAGCGGCAAAGAATATTGCGGCACAGATTTATCAGGATGAGTTTGAATCTCTTAACCAAGAATTCGTGGACAAAATGCCTGATGAGCTAAAAGCGGCGGGAGAGGATGCTATGACATCCCTTGCCGTTGGTGTACAGGAAGAAGGTTCTACCGCAATTGCCGCAGCGAAGAAAGTTGCCGATGGTATTATTGCAGAAATTAACCGGATAAACGCTGCGGCAAGGCTTCGTGAAACGGTCACTGTGAGTGCTGGGAGTGCTTCCTACCGCCTCACACGCAGCACGGATAACGCCATGGAAGCCAAGCAGGTAGAGAGTAACGGAAGCGCGTACAGGGTAGCAAACGCTGTGTCTTTTGCCAGTGCACCACGGGGAGACAGGGAAATTGTTCTGAATGTCAACGGGAAAGCATTTGCAAGAGCAATTGTTAATGATATTCGTGCAGTAGAGGATCAGTCCCCCAGAATTGTGAGTGATTAAATGGAAAATATGTTTTTGTCAATTGACGGAATTGAAATTGAAGACTTGGAAGAAGGGGATTACACCGCCTATGAGGAAGAACTTGGCGTATCTGAGCGGATGATATCCGGCAGAAGAGTGGAAGAAATCCGTGCCACTATATGGGTGGTAGAAGTCAACTTTTCATCCATCGACTATGAAACAATGTCCCGTCTCAATACTGTATTCAAGGCATCACGTCGGCATCAGTTGTTCTTTCTCCCATCCACAGGTGGCACAGAGTTGGTACAAGGGTGGTTTCACTTGATGGAGCCTCCATCTCCTTCCCTTACACGTTGGAGAGATAACGGACCTGAATGGGCAGCATACAAACTGACCTTTGAGGAGATTGATGGGCATGATTGATCACAGTGAAGCCTATGAAAAAGCGGTTATATCTGATTCAAGGCGACAATTTGTGCGAGTTGTGTTTGACCTATATGACCCAGATATGATCATAACAAACATAACAACAAATAATGAGAGTGATATTTCCTTAACAGATCAGGTAACAAACCGTGGCACAACAGAGAGCGAACAGAATATAGCGACCTTGGAACCTAACAGATGGATCCTGAACGGAACTTTCAATATCCGACCAGATGACCCAATGGATCAGATAGGACAAGTTGGTTGGGTATCTGAATCTCTATGTGATTCTTTCGGCGTCTTTTCTGAACCATATCCTTATATTGAGTTTGAAATTCAAAACCTAAGTATATTGCAAGCATTCTCTTTCCGGTTCAGTGAAAAAGAATTCAATGGAATTGGAACAGAATTTACGTTGGATATTTACAGCGGCGATACCCTTCTTTGGTCAGACACAAAAACAGGGAACAAAAGTACGTTGACTGTTTTGGATGGCTTTACCGTTCAAAACCCTACAAAAATTCGCGTTACCATTAAGAAATGGAGCCTTGGTGGTCGACGGGTTAGAATCCCCCGGCTGATGGTCGGCCTATATGAAATTTGGGACAGGTCCATTCTAAAATCAGTTGAAACATATTCTGAGGTTACATTCTCTGGATTGTCCATTCCATATTCTACTTGCACAGTTGTTTTGTACAACGAAAACCACAGATTTGACCCTTATGCTCCGAATACGCTCTTCACATCCATTGAAGATCGTCAAAGAATCATTGTTGATTTTGGAATGCGGTTGGAAGATGGAACTATTGAATGGTTGCCCGCAGGAACGTATTATCAGCAATCCGCCGGGTGGAAACTCAAGGATTTAACTGTACAATTTGATCTTCTGGATATTATTGGGGCGCTGACGAAAAGGAAATTTGTTGTCCCTGATACACTTCCCACAACGCTTTCTGGGTGGATTGAGGCGATTATGCTTTCTCTTGGCGTTAACTTTCAGAAAAATTATATCGTAGATGATGATGTAAAGGATATCCCCATTACAGCAGCAGAAGAAGAATGTACAGGGAAAAAGTGCGGTGAAATGCTTCGTTTCGCATGCATGGCAACAAATACTTGGCCCAGACAAGATTTTGAGACCGGGAAATTGAGAGTAGGGAAATTACAAAGAATTGAGGGAAATAGGATTACCTTAGACAATATGAACTCCTATCCTGAAATGTCTGCAAATGATGATATTTCGGACATTACATTTACGTTGGATGATGGAGAAGAAGTGGTATTTCCAGGGAATAACACCGAATCCGAGATATCTTTAAGCGTAGATAACCCATTTATTCATACGACGGATGATGCGAGAAAAGCGGTTATTTCCTGCCTGTTTGAGTATGGTGGACGTTCGTTCGAAGTACAGCATAGAGGAAATCCGTCCAGTGAATGCGGAGATATCCAGAGTGTAGACACTCAATTTTTCACCACTATCTCTGCTCGATTGTATAAGCAACAGCTCTCCCTGGCAGATGGCGTTATGGTAAACATGCCCTCTTATCTCGTTCAATCTCCCAATGATTCTGCATACTCAAACAAAACAGTTCTGACAGGTTCTGGAACATTTGTAAAGGAAGAGGCTGGGAAATTCCGCGTTACATTGATAGGGGGAGGGGCCGGTGGTATGGGAGGGGGTGCAGGGAATATCCTATGGGGCGATTCTTTTGACCCAGAAGACACGGCTGGCGGCATTGGAGGAGATGGCGGGAATGTGTTTATTACCGAGGTAACCGCGATAGCAAACCAACAATATGACTATTCTTGTGGAACTGCCGGGAAAGGCGGTGCAGGCGGAGAAACCAATGGCAGCCGTGGGGACGACGGTGAACCCGGCACCCCTGGCACAGACACTACTTTTGGAGTGTACACTTCTGCAAATGGAAAACCATATCCGGTTGGCATTATGGACATCCAGAGCGGCGCTGTATATGCACAGAAAGGCCCTGACTATGGAGGGACTATAACAGCCTTGGAAGGTTCTGGCGGCGCTGGAGGCGAACAGGGGAGAAACGGAAAGTATGCACAGTGGACCTCTGAGGATGGCTATACAGAAACTTATATTGCATCCTACCCAAAAGACGGTACCCCGGGACAGGATGGGAAACCTGGATGCATTATTGTGGAGTGGTGAAAAAATGGGGGTGATCTAAATGGCAGAAGAGTGGTCTCCTATTGTGATCTCAGCGACGTTCACGCCAGTGACTGCAAATGTCGGGGATTCTGTATTGCTCCAAGTGATCGTACTTGATGTGCAGACGATAGAGCAAGAAGAGATCAGAGTGTCGGGTGAGTTTCAAAGTGGGGAGGTGTAATTCATGTCGATAACTACGGTAAAAGCGACGTTTGATGGACAGGAATACACTCTTACATTTAATGAAACGACAAGGAAATATGAGACTGTCATTGTTCCGGCCAAAACCTCTCACAATGAAGAAGGGGGATATTTCAACACAGAAATAACCGCGACGAATGACAAGGGCGTTTCCACCACAACGGATGGGACGAATATCCCTGGGCTTCGGTTGACGGTGCAAGAGGAAGTCCCCCCGACTATTCTGCTATTATCTCCGGCAGAAGGGATATTGACAACCAATGTTCCTACCTTTGTTGTAGAAGCATTTGACGAGGAGAACGGCTCCGGGATTGATTCATCCTCTCTTTCCATGCTGATTGATGGGGGCGAGGGAGATATTTCCACGCAGGCTACAGAAAACGGGTATCAATTCACCTATACTCCACGAAATGAACTGAGCGAAGGGAATCACAGCTTGACCGCCTCCATCCAGGACAACGACGGGAATCAAGCCAGTTTATCTTCGGTTTACATTGTAGACACGGTTCCTCCTGAGCTGACTGTGCATGAGTACAGGCAAATCGTTGACGATGAATCTATTACGGTGGAAGGGGTAACAAAGGATGTGACGACATCTCCTGTCACCTTGCTTGTGGGCGGGGAGGAAGCGGCTATTGATGAACACGGACAGTTTTCACACACGGTTCCTCTTCGCGTGGGGGAGAACTACATCACTGTTACCGCAACAGACAAAGCAGGTCTGTCCTCTTCTTTTCGACTTTATGTTATACGGCTCATTACAGACCGTAGCCAGGCGGACATTGAGGAACTTCTTACGATTTTATCCAAAGAAGATCAGACAGAAGAAGAACTAATTCAGCTTGCACAGACAAGCTACAAGGGAGCATATAACGAAACTGATATGAACCGGGTTACAACGGCTGCCGAGTTCCTTTCAGATAGTTTATATTCCCGTGGGTATGTAAACCCGTATATTCCAGTCAATCCAGAACCGGGCAGAGATTATTGGGTGAAAGAGGACAAGTCAACATTAGAGCAGTCTGAGGGATATGTTTCTAATGTTAAACGGATTCGAGAGACTTTCCCCTTTGTACCTGATCTTCCAGAAGCCCCATCCGATATGCAGAGTTTCACCTTCCAGGAAGCGAACAATTTGGAAAAGATCCTTGTCCAAGTAGAATCCATGTTCCAATGGATGGATAAATCCTATCTCATGGCGGGAGAGGCCATGTGCGGAGAATTTTAAGAAAGGGTGTGTTTTAGTGCAAGATGCCATTATGAAAGGGAACGGGAATTCACGATACCTAAAGACAGTGGAGGAGGCCTTGTCCCTCTATCCAACCTATGAGGACTTTTTGCAGGCCATGATTGCTGGGACATTTCCCGTAGATTTCAATGGGATCAACAAGGATGGTTGGACCCAGCTGGGAACCCCTCTAAACAAAGCAAACCTTCTCTCAGATACGGTGATCTCCACGCTGGGCCTTTCTACGGGAGCTAATTCAACTCCTAACGATGCTTTCAATGTCCTTGCAAACATCGGCAACGTCCATGTGTGGAGGAAGACGGTGATTACGGAGGAGGAGATTCCGGCAGGGTATACGTTGGGACCTGTTGAATCTAACAAAGTCTTGGCGCAATCTTCCTCAAACTGGGGCAATAGTTATGCGGCTTTCACCGTTGCAAGCAGCATTACTGTTGATGATGGTGGCAACGTAACGATGAACGATACTTCGGGGGTAGAGATTTGGCAAGGCTATTTTGATCCGAATAAAGGCGAGGATAATCTTTTAGGGAAATTTATTCAATTTTCTCATGTTTCTGCCGATCACATTTCGTCTGATTTGGAAACGGGAGTATATTTCATTCCCAGTAACGCCACTTTTATCCGCGATCACAGCAGCGCCCCCTTCTATACCAAAATTTCTGCTTGCCAAAAAGTGAACGCATACCCCCTCACCCCCGCAGGCACCCACATCACCTACCTAACCTCCACAAACCGCAATGCCTACCAGGAGGGAGACGATGCGAAAGAGGCGGGGTATGTGTTGGGGGAGGTTGTGGCAGGGAAGACGCCAATAAGTATGGCGTACGATGGCCGTGGGGTTGTTATCGGCTCAACTATTCAGGTGGAAGAAAATGGTGCCATCTCATTTGCCCCTGATTCAGGGGCAACTCAATATTGGCCAAACAGTGTAGATGTATCCCTGATGAAAGGGAAGTTTTTCCATACAGTTGGTGGAGAAGGGGATTCTGATGAAATCGGAAATTTTAGCGATCCTAATTATTGGGTTTATCTTCCAGAGGATGCTGTTATTACAAGAGAATCACCGGTTGGCAGCAGTACAACAATCTTCACTACAAAATACCAACCCGTCACCGGCTACCCCGCCATCCCCGCAGGCATCACCATTGAGTATCTGGGGGTATTAGGAGACAAAATTCGAATGCAGATAGTCTCTTATATTGGGACAGGGACATCTGGGGAAGCCACCCCCTGTTCGATTACCGCTGACTTTAAGTTTAAGACTGCTGAGTACCTTGGTTCTTTGCGGGGTGGAAGTCTTTCGCCAGCTGTCACATACATTGATGCCAGAGACAAGGTCCTTAGTGAGGCCATAACAACAGAGTTTACAGCGTATAGTGGCTTTTGTCTTGATGACTCACAGGATTCGTTTGGAAAAAAGAGTGAGGACGGAAAAACCATAACCTGGTATTCCCGATATAATAACAGGCAGTCTAATCAATTAAATGAAGCAGGTGTGAAATATTACTTCCGATTCTTTGGATAAAGGAGGGTAACCATGTATTACATTAACTCAACCCCTAATGGCTCTGGGTACCACGGCAACCCCATGGGACAACCTTTTCCAAACTGTGTGACCCTACCTGACGATCTCCTGAGCCCCTATCTTGCGGCAAAGGGGTTTGTGACCTTGACTGTGGAAAACGGCGCTGTAACAAGCCTGGAGACCAACCAGGAGGCGCTGGACGCCTATGAAGCAGACCACCCCGACCTCCCGCTGGAAGAGCCGGAGGAACCCGTTACCTGGGCCGCCATGGCGGCAGCAATTCGAGAAGGAGTGAATGACGTTGACTGAAAAAGAGTTTGTTTTGGATACCCTGCGCCGGGCGGGGAAGTCTGCCGCAGTCAACTTGCAAGCAGAATCCCCCTCCATGACCGGCACGGAACTCTGTGCCACAGAGGAGTATATCCCGGACTTCCAGGCGGCCAAGGCTGCCAAAAACATGCTGGAGCGCAAGGCAGGCCAGAAAGATGGCTTTGTCTGCCGGTCCAGCGCCGGGCGGGTGGTTCGGCTCCTCCAGGTCTACGACAGTGAAATCTATCCCCAGGAGCCGGAGGAGCTGCCCGCCCAGTGGGGGTTTGTCTGGTCCACTGACCCGGACAAGGCGCTGCCCTTCCTCTCCCTCTCCACTTCCCCCTACGCCAAAGGGGATTGCTGTACCGCAGATGGCAAAACCTGGCGCAGCAAGATTGACACCAACACCTGGTCCCCGGAGACAAGCCCGGAGTTTTGGGAGGAAGTGGAACCCTGACGAACCATCCCACACAGAGAGAGGAGGGCTGTTATGCCCATGGACAAGTGTACCTTTAACCCCGGGAATGAATGCTTGGGGCTGCAAAAGGCTAACATGTTGGAGAAGTCTCTGAACAGCCATTTGGATGCGGCCCGGCAGACCCATAAGGAGATGTATGACCGCATCCGGGCCCTGGAAACTGAGAGCGCACGCCGGGACGAACAGTATGTTCAGATTCTGGACAAGCTGGATGAAATGTCCTCCAAAATCACATCGGCACTCAGCCAGGTGAGTGAGCTCCAGATCAAGCCCGCACGCCGGTGGGAAGGGTTGGCTGATAAAGCAATCTGGGCTGTTTTCGCGGCAGTGATTGCGTTTCTGCTGGCAAAAATCGGGCTGTGAGAGGGGGTGAAGGGAATGAGTGAAAAATGGAAAGCCTGGTGGAAAGCGGCGGGAATCCGTGCAATCAAGACCATGGCAGAGACCGCCATTGCCACGATTGGGGCGGCAGCGGTGCTTTCTGCGGTGGAATGGCCGGTGGTTCTGTCGGCCACCATACTGTCCGGCATACTGTCCTTGCTGGTTAGTATCAAGGGCTTGCCGGAAGTTGAGAAAGAAACCGCAAACAAAAACTAAAGACAAAGAAGGAGAATTCGTATGGCAAATCGTTTTTATGCGAATCGCATGGCAATCAAGGCTATCAGCGAGAAAGAGGGCGTGGACGTAGACATTGCCTCTCGCATGTATGCGCAGCAGCAGGGCTGGACCGGCTGGGAAAAGGAAATGGACGAATGGAATGATATTCAGCGTTCCTACATGAAGTCTAAGACAAAGACACTGGCAGACCTTTTTAAGTAAAAGGGGGATTCCTATGGAAGAAAAGAATGCTCCTCTGTCTGTTGTACATCCAGAAGATGATATTCCAGAATCTATGCTGGACGAGATGACCAACGGAAAAGGGGAAGATAAAGATGAGTAACAGCCCTCTTGTGACCTACACCAAATTATCCCCCAACCATTCCGGGCGGCGCAACCACGTAATCGACACCGTTTCCGTTCACTGCATGGCAGGCAATGCCAGCGTAGAGACTTGCGGGGCATTGTTTGCTGACCCGTCTCGTAAAGCCAGCAGCAATTATGGGATTGGAAGCGACGGACGGATTGCCCTGTATGTGGAGGAGGCCAACCGGTCCTGGTGTACCTCCAATGCCGCCAACGACCATCGGGCCATCACCATTGAGGTGGCCAACAATGGCGGGGCGCCGGATTGGCCGGTGTCAGACAAAGCCTACGACGCATTGCTGGACCTATTGACGGATATCTGCCGGAGAAATGGGATCAAGAAACTACTGTGGAAAGGGGATAAATCCCTGATCGGCCAGGTGGACAAGCAGAATATGACGGTTCACCGGTGGTTCGCCGCCAAGGCCTGCCCGGGGGATTATCTGTATAACCGGCACGGAGAGATTGCCGCCGAGGTCAACCGGCGGCTGGAAGGAGAGGAGGAGCCCATGGACATCGCAAAATTGATTTCTGAAATGACCAACGAACAAGCCTACCAGCTCATGCAGAAAGCAGAGCTCCACGCGAAGACGCTGTCTGAGCCCGCCTGGTCCCAACAGGAGGGACATTGGGCAAAGGCTGTGGCAAATGGCATCGTGGATGGTACAAGCCCGGAGCGCCCTGCTAAAAGAGATGAGATGATTGCTATCCTTGGTCGCTTAGGCTTGCTGTAAAAGGAGGGCGGTTGTCTCTGTCTCGTTACATTTACAGCATAGAGCAACTAAACTCTATGGAAAAATGTGAGTGGCTAACAGATAGAGAAAAAGCCATATTTAATTTATTTTATCGTCGTGGGTGGCAGATTGAAGCCATTGCGGCAGAGATGGATGTCTCAAGAGGAACAATAAATAATGTCCTTCGGCACATCCGGGAGAAAACAGAACAATCTTTTTACTGCGGGGAGTGATTCCCCGCAGTTTTTTGTATTTAATTTGTCCTTAATTTGGATTTCATTTGGACAGGCGGAGATCCATTTTTTGATATGATAATGTCAATAAAAAAGAGCGAGGGAAAAAGAATGGCTGGAGTTTATGGATACAATCCCTATCAATTTTATCCCCAAGGGCAGCAGATGCAATATCAGTCCCCGCAAACTTATATTGGGTCACAGATACCACAACAGCCACAGCAACCTTCAATGCAAACCCAACAAAATGGATATACCTGTCGTCCGGTAACAAGCAGAGAGGAAGCTGTCGCTGTCCAGACTGATTATTTTAGCCCTGGCACCATTATGCCAGATTTAGGCCATGGAATGGTATACATCAAAAGATTTAATCAGAATACCGGCTCCTCAGATTTTCTTTCATTCCGATATGAACAAGATCAGCCCCTCCAGCAAACAAATCAATTTGCAACAAGGGATGAATTAAACTTGCTTAGACAAGAAGTAGAACAGTTAAAACAAGGCGGGGGAAAGAACAATGATAGCACCAATGAATAACCCTCTTATGATGCTTGTGCAAACAATGCGGGGCGGTGGAGACCCTATGCAACTACTTCAAAAAATGGCGGGGCAAAATCCACAAGTGGCTCAAGCATTAAAAATGATTCAAGGAAAGAATCCTCAGCAATTAAAAACAATGGCAGAAAATATGGCCAAAGAACGTGGCGTATCTATCAATGACATTGCCAGACAACTTGGTATAAACAACCCAAGTAATAGATAAATAAAAACTCCCTATCAGTTTCCGGGTCTTGAAAAAAACTGGATGTGTTTTGTACGCATCCGGGGTGCACACCGGTGTGAATAACTGATAAGGAGAAAACAAATGGATAACGATTTTGCAACTGGTTACGCTCTTGGCAGTGATAGCGGAAACGGCAACAACAGTGGCTTCGGCGGCTGGGGAGATGGTCTGTGGGCCATTATTATCTTGGCTATGATCTGGGGCGGTAATGGTTGGGGCGGTTTTGGCGGCGGCTCTAACAGCCCTGGGTTCCAGGGTTATGCCACTCGTGCAGATGTGAATGAAGCAATTGCTTTTAATGGCGTTGAGCGTGGTATTTCTAACATCCAGCAGGGTATTTGTGATTCAACCTATGCGCTGAACAATGCAATTACCAGTGGATTCAACAATACCAATGTTGCAATGCTTCAGGGTTTCAGCGGCGTAGACAAGTCTATGTGTCAGCTTGGCTATAACCTCCAGGATTGTTGCTGCCAGACACAGAATGCAATCCAGGGTGTCCGCTATGACATGGCTACACAGGCATGCGATACCAGAAATACCATTCAGAATAGCACCCGCGATATCATTGACAACCAGAACGCAAACTATCGCGGCCTGATGGATTTCATGGTTCAGTCTAAGATTGATTCTCTCCAGTCTGAGAATCAGGCTCTTAAGTTGGCAGCATCCCAGGCCAGCCAGAACAGCTATTTGACGGCCACATTGGATGCACAGACTTCTGAACTGATCCGTCGTATCAATCCGATGCCGGTCCCGGCATATCAGGTTCCTGCGCCTTATCCCTTCTGCGGGACCGGAAACGGTTGTGGCTGTGGGTGCTAAACTGATTAGAAGAAATCACTTTTATATTCCGGCTTTGCCGTGATTACTTCGGGCGGCGGGCAATAGTCTGCCGCCCTTGATTTTTTTGGAGGTAAAATTATGTCTTGCAAACCTGTATGTAAGCTTTGCGATAACTTAGTAATTTCCCAGGCTGTCGCATTCACTGGCGGCAATCTTGAAATCAACCTCCCGGCTGGTAGTTATAAAAACAGGGAGAAGTATTGCATTGTTGTCGCGCAAACGATACCTACGGCAACAACTATTAATGCTCCTGTCTATATTACCATTGGTTCTGGGACCGAATTATATCCACTGACTAAGCGCAACTGTTCTCAAGTAACTGCGGCGGGCATTAGAACCCGTACACGTTATTCTGTCTGTGTTTCTACCACGCCGACCGGCGGTTCGTTTCGTATGATAGGAAATCCTTGTTGTTCTCCTGATAACAATTTATTGATTATTGATGGCGGGGCAGCGCCCGCACCCACTGCTTAAGGAGGTAAAACGAATGAAACGTTCGACTAAAATGCTCATGATGGCCGGAGGGAATAAACGAGATCAGGAATATAATAGGGGATATCGAATGGAATATGGTCCCGAAGATAAGTTCCGAGATCGTAGAGGGCGTGAACATTATGACAACGGCCGCTATGCACCACAAAGCAGAATGGGAGATTATGATGTAAACAGTCATTGGCTCCCGCCTTATTACTCTGAGAGAATGCGCGACTGGTCTGACATGAGATACGAACCTCAGAATAACTATATGGGCATGAATTATTCTGACGATAGATCGTACACCCGTCCTATTGGATTTGAACGTAACTACGAAACAAACATGCACGGTGGTTCAGTTGTAAATTTCCCGAGTAAGAGAGAGGGAGACAGAATGCACGGAGAAAACAATCTGGTAGGCGGTGCTCGTTCAATGTTTGTTCCAGAACTCAATGAATCCATTGCTCATGAGTGGATGAGGAAAATGGAAAACAGTGACGGGACACGTGGGCCTCACTGGAATATGGAACAAATCCGTAGCATCATGGAAAAGCACGGAATAAGAGAGGACCCCATTAAATTTCAGGTTGCCATGAATGCAACTTATAGTGATTTGTCCGAAGTCTTTAAGAAGCTGGGAATAAACAATATTGATGCATATATTAGTTTTGCAAAAGCTTTTTGGCTTGACGACCAGGATGCAGTAAAAGACAAGCTGGCTTCCTATTATGAGTATGTCGTGAAACATTAAAAATGGACACACGGTATTTTTTCGTGTGCATTTCGTGTGCATTTTTTCGGGTTTGATTGCTTTTTTGTGTCTCCAAAATGAACCACATTAAATTCATTTCGATTTGCAAAAACCTTTGATACACAAAGGAAAAAGCCTTGATCCATTGAAGATCAAGGCTTTTCTTTTGGCGGAGAAGGAGGGATTTGAACCATCCCGAAAAAATTTAATTTTTCCTTATTTATCAATGTGTTTTAGAATTTCGTGTGCAGTTTCGTGTGCGATTTTTTCTCTGTTTGTAAGACTGTCAAAGTAGTTGTTTATGCTTTCATCCCCTGTTTTGGCCGCAGATTCGAATACATAAGAGTAGGTTTTTTTATAAGTTGCTTCGCTCGACCACCCGCCGCGCTGCATTGCATGGGCATCGTCTACGCCGAGATATTTCATCAATGCGGCGTTTGTATGCCTAAGCCCATGGGTTGCCGTATCTGTTATCCCGGCGATTTCACAGGCTTTATGAATATGTTTTCGCAGCGTATCAGGATGAAACTTAAATATCGGTGTTGTCTTATTTTCTTTAATCAATGGTTCTATTTTATCCATAACAAACTTTGGACAGATTACAGTTCTCTGTGACATTTCATTTTTGGCGCCACCGACTAAAACCATTTTGTTTTTATCATTTGGGACCATCTTTCGCCGGACAGTTACCGTGCAAGCTTCTACATTTATACAGTCTGAGCACAGTCCAATGATTTCGGATCTACGCATACCAGTACACAACGCGAGAAGAATGGCAGCTTCACATTGGTCACCCTTGATCGCTTCTAATAACTTTGATATTTCTTCCTCTTGAATATATTTTTTATTTGGTTTTATGATTTGGGGGAGCTTAATTCCTCGGATATAAATTTCATTTGCCTCTAAGACAGTCCGAACAAGCCCATAGGCGTTTTTGATTGTTTTAGCCGAAGCGACCTTAACTTCATCGTTTATTGCTCTTTGAACGTCGTCTTTGCTTAGATCAAAAATATTTCTGCTTATAATCGTCTTGAACCTGTTCCTCTTGATTGTGTTGTACCCTCGAACGGTAGCTGGAGACAATACGTTAAATTTCTGATCTATATATTCATCGATTGCCTCTGAAAGTGTTTTCACCCCTCTCTTTTCCTTCTTCTTATCTATAAGGCCCGCTCTCAGGGCGATAGCTTTCGCCTGAGCCTCACTTGGTGTGTCAGCGGTAATAGATACCCTTTTGCCATTTACGGTCACCAGGCAGCGCCAGGAGCCGCTTGGAAGCTTTGTCGCGGTTGGCATTTTCTTTTTCATGTTGCTTTTCTTCCTCCATTCTGATATGATTGGAGGGTGATGTGGAGCATCTCATATCACCCTATTTAGAAGGTCCCCCTGGTGTTACCGCACCAGGGGGATTCTAATTAGTTACCTTCTCGCTCAAAATTACTGTTTATGCTTTCTCAACAGAATCCAACATTGCAAAATAGTCACTCATAAGATACCCTATTTTATCTTTATCACCACCGATAAAAATGCATGTAGACGTGTCGCCGTTTGGGAATGTTCCGCCGCATTGCAAAAATTCCCCATCTCCTATTGTCTGTGATGTTTCGTAATAGTAGAATGTTAATCCGTTTGAATTCTTTCTTTTTTCTGTTGTTATCACTTTGAAATTTTGAGGAATAAACCCAGAACCGTCATCTTTTCCTAAATCATTGACGTGCTTTACAAATTCTTTTTCATTTTTGACATCGTAGTTGTTTTCGCACACTCCGATAGTAATTGTTTCATATTCTCCAGGAGAATAAAAATAATTAATAGCTCCATTTTCATACTTTTTTGTTTCCAATGTACTTGGAGCAAGGAATTTGAATCCAAGTGTCGTTACTTCTTCCACCGGCAAGGTGAATTTAGACACGACATCGGTTGAACTAATATTCTCTCCTTGTTCGTTTGCAGACGATTCCGAAGAATCACACGCCGAAACCGAAACAACCACCACAAGGGAAAGGGCAAGCGCAAGAACTCTCTTTTTCATAATAAGACCTCCTTGTATCATGAATATCTGGACACAGGAACAAAAACTCCTCGTTTATTCCCCATAGACACAATTGGGAAATATATGCTATAATAAACGCAGGATGCAAAATTTTATGCCGTTCGACATTTCCTGTGTTGTTTTTTCTGTTATATTATGGTAAAATATGACAAATCCAGCGGTGAAGATCCTAACGGGTATTGTAGATTAAAATAACACGATACTGTTATCGCTTACTTTATGGAGGGTTTTGTTATGTGCATGGAAAGTGCGAAACAATGTGTTCCTGATTCCGATTTGCGCAATACACTGATAAATAGTATAATGAAGCTATCTAAAGATAAACAAGAAATCGTAATAGAAGAAGCAAAGCAATTAGGTTTTTTTGTTCGTTAAAATAATGGCTTTGTCTATCCTGGAGGGATTGTATGGATAGATATAATAAAGTTTTAATTGCCTCGGACGGGGAATCTGCACTCTTAATGTTAAACGGAGCGATTATTCCATCAGAGAATTTTTCTTTTGCTATTAACATCCCTAATAGGTCTACAACACCAACTAAATATACGATTGAAATTAATGATATTATGATAGATGAGCCAGCATACCTTGGCGAGAGAACGATTGAAGCCGCAAAAAACTATTTAGAAGATATATTAGGGTCTAAACTGTAAGATAAAGAGAAAAAGACTTTTTACAGCTTGTTAAATGCTTTTATTTATCTTCCGCTTCCAGCGCTGACACAAAACCTTGCAGCTTCAAAAGTTGTTCCCTGCTGAGAGATGCTTCATTCTTTATTATGTGAAGAAGCAAGTCTATATTTTCAGATGAATTGACACTTTCAAGAATCCTCTGGCTTTCGGCCGGAGGATTTTCTTTTTTGTCATCTTCCCAACCCATGAGATAGGCAGGAGTTGTACGCAAAGCCTTTGCAATCGGTTCCAGCTTATCAATTCTCATGTTCATAATATCATTAGATTCATACCGATACACAGTTGCTGGAGAAACGCCAAGTTCTTTTGCAACCTCTTCAGCAGATAATCCAATTTCTTTTCTCCTTGATTTGATGCGTTCGCCAACACGCATTTTAATCACCTCTCATCATTTGTATTAAATCATAATCATAGCAAAAATGCAATACAAGGAATAAAAAAATATCGCATAAGCGCAAAAAATATATTGACATTTACCGGATACGCGAGTATTATATAAGTATAAAATCGCGAAGCCGCGAGAAAGGAGAAGCTATTTTGTCTGTAAATATTAATCGCCTGAAAGGAAAAATAGTAGAAAAGGAGAAAACTGGCGCAGAAATAGCCAAGGAACTTGGTATTAACCAATCTACGTATTACCGGAAATTAAGTAGAGGCGGTGCAACCTTCACGTTAGATCAAGCTTCTAAGCTTTCAGAAATTTTAGATCTTAATGAAACTGAGCGAACAGATATTTTTTTTGCTGATTAACTCGCGTAAACGCGAACAACTAATAAACATAAATATGATAACGATGAGAAGGAGTGTGTAAATGAGCGAACTGATAATTTTCAACAATCCCGAGTTTGGACAAATCCGCACCATCGAAGAAGATGGCAAGGTGCTGTTCTGCGGGTCTGATGTAGCAAAGGCACTTGGGTATAAGCGCCCGAAGGACGCGGTTTCTGCTCATTGCAAGGGGGCGGTGAAGCGCCGCACCCTTACAAACGGAGGAGAACAGGAAATGAACTTTATCCCCGAGGGTGATATCTACCGCCTGGCTGCCAGGTCAGAATTACCAGGTGCGGATCAATTTGAACGCTGGATTTTTGATGAGGTTCTCCCCTCCATCCGCAAGAACGGTGGGTACATCAACGGCCAGGAGAACATGACCCCCGAGGAACTCATGGCGGCGGCGCTCATTATGGCGAACAAGACCATCGAGAATCAGAAAGTCCGACTGTCCGCCCTGACGGTGGAAAACCAGATCATGCAGCCAAAGGCGGACTACTTTGACGATTTGGTAGACCGGAATCTTTTAACAGGTCTTCGGGAAACAGCCAAGGAACTCGGGGTCAAACCGAAAGAGTTTATTTCTTTCCTTCTTTCTCGTAAATACCTGTACCGGGACAAAAAAGGTAAGCTGATGCCCTATCAGGTTCATGTTAACAACGGTTTGTTTGAATTGAAAGAGTGCTTCAACGAGAAGACCCAATGGACTGGGACACAGACCTTGGTAACACCAAAGGGGAGGGAAACCTTCCGATTACTATTCCTGAAAGCAGGATGATAATAGAAATAACTAAATCCAGCGTATGAGGGGCGGTTCCGATTTAACCTTATTTCAGCATCTCTCCCCCTTGATGCTTCGTTTCCTTTCTTTTATGGAACCGTCCCTCATGCGCTGGGTTGGAAGAAAAGAGGTCAATTCCCAATAAACACTTACATAATTTGTCATTTCGTCATCACGATTATAGCAAATTTAAGATGGTTGCTTTTGAGCATAACTCCAGGAAGTGGTCAAGAGGATAATACAAATTGGCGCAACATCGTTGCCTGCTTTGCATTGTTTTCTGATATTTCTTTTATTTGGCTGTGTTTTATTGTAAACGTTTTCGCATGAGATGGAATCAATCTGATCTCTTTGGGTTATTCGATCTGCCGACCAGGTAATCTAAGCTGACATCAAAGTAGTCGGCAAGGGCGAGGAGGGTGTCCAAACTCGGGCGTACGGAACCGTATTCAAACCTCTGGATGGACACAGAGCTAACACCTATCCCTTCGGCAATTTCTTTTTGCGTAACCTTTTTGTTGAGTCGTAATTCTTTAATCCTTGTCCCAATAACAGACATAAAAACTCCCCCCAAGAAAATACTTGACACTACGTAATGCGTAGTGTATGATAGGGGCATAACACAACGTGATACGTAGTGTTGAGCCCAGAAAGCGAGTGGGTGATGAAAAATATAAAACTCGTAGAAGCACGCGAAAAATGCCACCTTACGCAAGTGGAAGTTGCGAAAAAGGTGGGGATTTCTGAAGTGAGCTATCAGCGGATAGAATACGGTACTCAACGGCCAAGTTTAGATACCGCCATCCTGATAGCCCGATCAGTCAAGAGCACAGTGGAAAAACTTTTTGGACCAGCATAACACAAACAATAGAAAAGGGCAATGAAATTATAACTAATAGAATGGAGTGATTTTTATCAATCTGAAAGAATTGAGAATCAATGCCGGTTTAACCCAGGAAGCCGCAGCAAAGATGCTTGATCTTGAACAATCTGCAATTAGTCATTGGGAACAAGGAAATACGTTTCCTCTGCGGGAGAAGTGGGTACATCTGGCGAGAATTTACCGCTGTAATGTCTCTGACATTGAGACAGACAGAAAGGAGCGAAACAATGGGAAGGAAGAAGCAAAACCGGGTGGACCGGTGGCGGGATGAGTTTGGCGTTGTGTATCGTGTCGGGAAAGCGAGAGCTGGACTGACAGAAGAGAACATTTCGACACTCATCGGATTAAAAACAAGAACCCCGTTGCAGGCCCGCCGAAAAGACCCAGGGAAATTTACCCTCAACGAATTGATTCTTATGGGGGAAGCACTTCGCTTTACAGATGAGGATTACTTAACAATCATTCATGCAGGAAAGATTTAGAGAGGAGAAATTGGAATGAACCCAGTACAAGAGATCAAGCAACGCCATGATATGGACATCCTGCTGCGGGCCATTGCCCCGGCGGCCAGAAAGCGCCAGGAGGCCCGGCGCAGAAGGGAGGTAGGGAAGAGCCGGATCAATGCCGCCTTGGCCCGCCGGGGCATTCCCTTCCGTGTGGTATGAGGGGCGCGGTGTATCGTCTCTGCCGCCGGTGCAAGCAGCGGTGGAACGTGTCCGCCCTGGAACCTGGAGAGAAAGTATATCTCTGCCCCAGGTGCGAAAGGGGGTGGGGATATGGTGAAGATCAACGGGGTCAGGGTACAGACCGAAGGGAGGAAGCCGTGGAACACCGTTCCTTCTAAGACTACTTTTGATCGGAAATCTCCCAACAAAATCAATCCTTCGTCAGATTCTCTCGCAAAGATTCAAGAGTGTTTGAACTGCACGAAACCAGATTGTACGGGACGGTGCCCGGTTCATACGGGGCGCAGGAATCGACCGGTACCAGACGACTTTGAAGAGAATATGCACAGGACATACCGTGAACTTCAAAATATGTACCATGTCTCTGACGGGATAATCACCAGGTGGAAAGATGAGATTATCTTTCGAAACCAGAAAAAATGAACTCTGCCGGTGTAGCAGACCGGCAGAGTTCAGAAAAGAGAATATATGAAAAAATAAGCGATGTTTCTTCCGCTTAACTTTATTATAACAAAAATTGGAGGTTTGTCAAGATGGAGGAACGAGTAAACTTTTTCCCTAAAAAGGTGGTCGTAGAGGTTTCTGCCAGAACATGCCGGAACTTTATCCTGGACACGTGCCTGGATGACTTCATGGACTACATGTTTGCCTATAATAGCTTCACCATGTCGGCCTATCTGGATGAGAAGATCGATCTATTCCAGGAATACCTGGACTGTGGCGAAAAGGGGGAATGACTTATCGGGATTCCAGTAGGATTTTCCACAATTCCTGGATACGAAGGGCTTTATGCTGTATCAGAAAAAGGGGAAATATGGAGTGCGAGGAAAGATCGTTTGCTCACCCCGATCAAAGCAAACAATGGATATGCTCATATACAGTTATTTAGAGGCGGTCAAGGGAAAATTCATTTGGTTCATCGCATTGTTGCAACAGTATTCATCCCGAACCCAGATAGAAAACCGCAAGTAAATCATATTGATGAAGACAAGATGAACAACAATGTGTCCAATTTGGAGTGGGTTACTGCGAAAGAAAATATGAATCACGGAACGAGACTTTCTCGTCACCTGAAAAATGCAAACTTTAGGTCAGAGAAAAGACTTTCTGCCGCGAGAAGAAATGGTGCTTTGTCCAGTAAACCTATTTCCCAAATTGACGGTACAAAGATCATTGCAACGTATCCAAGTGCAAAAGCGGCTGCGAGGGCAACAAAATTATCGCATTCCCACATCTGTGAGTGTGCAAATCACCAAAAATGCAAACATGTCGGTGGGTTTGCATGGGTATGGGTTGAAGAAGCAAGGAGGAATGACTTATTGGGCTCCCAATTTTGATCTATGGCAAGAGCGGGTCTGGGAAGTCCCGTTCCCTGAAAAACTTTGCCCCAGGTGAAATCTTTTTGATTAACGTGGTGGGCAAACGCTTGCCTTTCCCCGGGACCTTCCGATACCAGATGAAGACAGACAGCTACCAGACCATTACCACTGGCCTGCAAAAGATGCCCACCAAAACCGCTGTCATTGATGACGCTGGGTACCTTTTGACGAACACTTTCATGAAAGGTCATTCCGCACCCAAGGCGGGAAGTTCTACGTTCGACCTCTACAACGATATCGCGGACAATTTCTGGCGGCTGCTGATGTTCATCCAGTCGCAGCTTCCAGAGGATGTCATCGTCTATATCCTCATGCACGAAGCCACATCTGACTTTGGAGAAACCAAGCTGCGGACCATCGGAAAGCTGCTTGACGAGAAGGTCTGCATTGAGGGAATGGTCACCATCTGTCTGCGCTGCATGGTGGAAGGGGATCGCCATTTCTTCCGTACCCAGTCCAGCGGGGCAGACATTTCGAAATCACCGGAAGAGATGTTTGACCTGGAGATTGAGAATGATCTGAAATTCGTCGATCAGCGGATTCGGGAATATTGGGGGCTGACAACCGTCCCCGCAGAAGGAAGGGGAGACGCGAGTGAACCTGAAACTATATGAAATCGATGCCGCGATTGATGCGGCAATCGAGGCCGGGACGGACCCAGAGACCGGCGAGATCACAAATTTGGAAGAGCTCACTGCGTTACAGATGCAGCGAGAAGAGAAATTAGAAAATATCGCGCTTTACATCAAGAATCTTTCCGCCATTGCCACTGCGTTGAAAAATGAAATCGACGTATTAAACGAGCGCAGAAAGCGGACAGAGAAAAAGGTTGATCGGCTGAGAGAAATGTTGTCCTATGCGCTGGCCGGGCAAAAATTCCAAACACCGCGCTGTGCGGTATCTTTCCGACACACCAAGGCAGTGAGTATTGCAGATGAAGAAGCGTTTTTTTCTTGGGTAACACGTTCTGGCCTTGAGGACCAGTTTCTCCGGTATAAGCAACCGGACGTCAAACGGACAGAATTGTCTAAGTGGCTGAAAGACGGAAACGAAGCCCCCGGGGTTTCCCTGGAAGAACGAGAAAGCATGTCGATTAAGTGAAGGAGGAACAAAAACCATGATTCAAAAACCGAAAAATTGGGATTCCGTGCAGGAGTTCTCTGACCGTCCCAAACTCCCCCTGGACGCCTATGTCTGCCGGGTCAAGCAGGTATCCTTTGCGGATACCAATTATGGCCCCCAGCTGCTGATCCTCTTCGACATTGAGGAGGGGGAACAGAGAGGGTTCTTCTCCAAGGAGTTTAAGACCAACACCATGCAGGACAAAAAGTGGAAGGGGGTTCTTCGTCAGTTCCTGCCCCAGGATGACGGGACCGACAACGACGAACGGACAAAGAGCTCCTTCAAAGGCTTGACCACCGCCTTTGAGCACTCTAACCCTGGGTACATCTGGAACTGGGAGGAGACTTCCCTGGTGGGGAATCTGGTGGGCATCCTCTTCCGGAATGAGGAATGGTCCTACAACGGGAAAACCGGCTGGGCGGTGCGTCCTTTCCGCGCCATGAGCGTAGACCGGGTCCGCAGCGGGGAATACACCTTGCCCCCGGACAAGCCCTTGAAAAAGGCTCCAGCTCCCTCTAACGGCTTTGCTTCCATTCCCGATGATGGGCCCTTGCCCTGGGACAATGACAGTGGCGACGGGCCTCTGCCCTTCTGAGTGTTGCCTATGAACATCACATACATCAAGATTTTTACGGATGCCCTAGAGACATGGGCGATGCTGACCGATGAGGAATGCGGTCGGCTGGTCCGTGCCATGCTGGTGTACCAGCACACGGGCCAGCCGCCAGCATTGGAGGGCAATGAGCGTTTTCTCTTCCCCACCTGCAAGGCACAGCTCGACCGGGATAACACCGCGTACCGTACAACCTGTGCTTCCCGCTCCGATGCAGGGAAAAAAGGGGCCTCCAACCGATGGCAAAGCCATAGCAATGATAGCAAAGATAGCAAATGCCATATTTGCCATGACGAAAATAGCAAACATGGCAAAGAAAAAGAAAAAGACAAAGACAAAGAAAAAGACAAAGACAAAGAAAAAGACGATACGTATTGCGCGGAGCCAGAAAAATCTGGCTCCACGCCGACCATCTCCCTTCCGCTGAATGATGGGAATTTTTACCCAATTTCCCTGGAGCAGTGCCAAGAATGGGCGGGCCTGTACCCTGCTGTCGACGTAATACAGCAGCTGCGGAATATGCTTGGCTGGCTAAACGCGAACCCAACCAAGCGCAAAACGAGGAGAGGCATCAACAAGTTTGTCAACGGCTGGCTTGCGAGGGAGCAAGACCGAGGCGCGAAACCGGGTTCCCAAGCAAGGGCAGATTCTGGGTTCAAAACTTCAAACCCGTTTTTGGAGATGCTGAGGGAAGAGGGTGCGGAACTTGAATAGGCACGAGACTTTAGCCATCATGTCCATCCTGAAAGCTGCTTATCCGAGCTATTACCGCGATATGAGCCGGACGGATGCGGAAAGCGTCGTCAAGCTGTGGAGTGAGATGTTCCGAGACGATGAATTTTTAATCGTTTCTGCGGCAATCAAAAGCTTGATCGCCACAAAAGCAGATTCTTTCCCGCCTTCGATTGGCGCTGTAAAGGGAAAAATCAGGCAAATATACACGCCTGAGGAAATGACCGAACAGGAAGCATGGGCGCTGGTTTCCAGAGCACTCACAAACGGGTATTACGGGGCGAAAGAGGAGTTTGCGAAACTTCCTTCCGCAGTGCAGGCAACGGTGGGAGACCCGGAACAGCTGCGAGAGTGGGCGGCTATGGACAGAGCAACCGTGCAATCCGTCGTGGCCTCCAACTTTCAGCGGAGTTATCGGGACAAGGCAAAGCATGAACGGGAATTTGCCGCGTTACCCGAGGAGGTAAAATCACTTTCTCGCTCTGTAGCGGCATTGTTCCAACCGCTAGAGGTAGCATATCAAGAAAAGCCTCCGGCACTTCCGCAGAAAGTCCGAACCAGGGAGGACATACTCCGGGATATTGCAGAGATAAAATCCGACTTGGCAAAGGTTGAGGAGGAAAGGAAATTTCAGAGACTTGACAGCATCTCCGATCAAGAGTGGGAAGAGAATCGAGCCACAGCAAAACGGCGGCTTATGGAAATGGAGGAAACCGTATGATTCACAAAGGCGAAATTTACATAATCGACCGATACCGAGGCGGAAAGAAGGACTATGGCAGACCGGTGCTGATTCTCTCTTCCGCCGAGAACAACCGGGAAACCGGATGCGTGGTGGCGGCGCCCTTGGTGTCCCGGGAACGCTACGCGGCGGCGTCCCATATCGCCGTGGAGAGTGTCCAAGGCCAAACCTATGTGGCGGTCCTGGAGCACGTCAAATCGCTGCCGGAGCGCAGCTTACAGCGCAGAAAGGACTATCTCTCACGACATGCCATGGCCCGGGTAGAGGGAACCCTC